ATAAAGATATACAAGACGTTTCTTCGAAGATACTAGGATAAACATACATATTATATTTATGTATGTTTTCTTTTATATATTCGTTAGGTCTGTAACCTATGTAATTTACATTAGGTAAAGATTCTGCTTGTTCATATAATTTCCTATAATCACGGTCATTTTGTTCGTAAAAATTTTTTCCATATATTTCTGTAGAGGAGTATACATCTAAACTAATTAAAGGATTTTTAACTAATTGCATAGCACCCAACAACACACTAAGACCTCTCCAAGGTGTATTTTGATGTATGATTTTTATAGGTTGACCAACTTTATAAGGTTCAGCTTTTTGTATATTATCTATACCGTTTTTTATAACAACGCATTTTTCTAAAGGTAAATTAAACACCACTCTAAATTTTTCAAAAGTCCAATGTGAATTAAATACATACCAATCATATTTATGATGGTTAGATTTATCTTTAAACCAAGGAGTTATATTAGGTTGGTCCCATGAATTTTTTTGCCAAAGTATATTTAATTTAGTTGGGTGTAACGGAATTTTTTCAGGCACAGATGTTGTTATCTGTACTTGATCTAATATTTTTTTATCAACGTATTTTTCTAAGTAACTAAATTGTAACTCAGTTCCACCTTTAGGTGTTTGATTTTTTATTGTCATCCATTGCTTTCTGTAATAAATTTAACCCTTTCGGTGATACCTGAACTGTTAGATCCTGCACCACATCTTCTGCTTTCGTTTCTGTATTAGGGTTATTTATATCAGAATCTTTTTCTGCTTCATCTTTATAAATTTTACCTGATTTAGAATTTCTAATTGTAACTATAGTAGTACAATTAATTTTTAATATATCATTATCCATTTTGTTGTGACCTATCTATTAAAGCATAACTTATCAGACCCTGTATTTTATTACTGCCTGTAGCTGCTTGTACAGTTATAGCATCACCAGCTTCTAAATTCAAGCCTTGAGGTGAAGCGTTTACTTGTGACTTAGCTGCTAGATCGTCACGAAAAAATTCATACTCAGTGTTTGAATCGGATGAGTCAACAAAATTCATGTTTACTACAATAGCTGAGGACGCATCGTTGTTTGCACAATAAATACTTTTAACTATAATTGCTCCATCAGTAGGACAAGTAAGGACTGTAGCCTTGCTTGTATCAGATTGTTTAAAGCCTTGGTTTTTATATTGTATTGTCATGCCATGAAATAATTAAATATATCTTGTTCTTCTTTCAAGTCATTTTGAAAAGAAAAATTAAGTTGATTTTGTAAAGTAGCTAAAGACTCTAATATTTGTCTTTGATTTTCTACATCATATTCTTGTTTAGGTTCTGGTATATAGTTATTTATTTTAGCCATTATCTACGTCCATCTGGTCTAGCATCAAGTCTAAATGTGCCGTAACGCCATGTTTCACCTACAGCATCATTTTCTATTTTAAGAGAAACTAATCGACCCCTTGCTCTTGTGTCTATTTTGTCAGTAGAAGATGATACCGTAAAGGGCCCAAGAGGTGAGCTTGCAGCTGTATTATTAGGATAATTATTTACTAATAAAGTAATCTTTGAGTTACCTGTAAGAACTTGAAAGTCAGGTATAAATCTTTTAACTGACATAAAAAATTCACCGTCTCCTCTATAATTAGGAATTTTTGTAGTTTGTCCAGACATATTCATAGATGCAGTAATATCAAAATCACCTGATTGAATAAAAGCATCAATAGACGTAGTGCCTGAACTATTTATTTGGTCAGTTCCTTTTTCATGTTCATAGTATGTAGATGCTCCAAAAGTATTTGTAATTCCTTGTATATCAAAATTAGGAAGAGCCGTTAAACTATATTCAGTTGCAAACGGTAGTTCAAAAACACCTTGATCTAAATAACTGGTTCGTGCAAGAGAACTGGTTGTCCATAAATTTTCTAAATAATTATATGTAACACATCTATCTATTTGAGATGATCCTGCTTTAGGATAAAACCAATTAATTTCTGTATACAAAGAATTATGTTCTGCATAAACTAATTGATTTGAAGTATAGTTAATTCCTAGATTATCACCAGTAGTTGTGAATACAAAATCTTCAACTAAACACGGAATAGCTTTTACTGTACCATCAAAAACAAAAAACCCACCTTCACCCGACATCCAGAATACTTTACCATCAGAATAACTTAAAGCATTTTGTCCTATTAAACCGCAGTTAGTGCCAACTTGCCTAACAGAAAATGTAAATGGTGCTCCAACAAATTGAATTACATATGCAGACGTATCTGTTAAAACTAATGTATAGTCTTTACCAGATACAGCTCCTATAATTTCATTACCCTTATCAAGTCTAAAAGTACCGGCAGTATTTGTTGCAGTAGGTTGATAAGTAGTAAAATCTTCTTGGTTACTAAATCTTATAAACATAGGATCTTGAGTTAATGTATCACCAATCGTTGTTTCAGTTCCAAAATGAAATACATGTCTATCTCTATCAGAAACTTGAGTTAATCTTGTTTTAGTTGGTGCTCCGGACATAACTGTAGCTCTGTTACTAGTCGGATTAGCTGCTCCTGCATTCCATGTAAATGTTCTACCATTATGAATTGTTGCAACTAATATTTGACCAAAATTATCTAATGACCATAAACCTGGATCTAAAACTACATTAGTAGTTGATCTAGGTGTATTCCAAGTGCTGGTGTTCCATGTAGAGGTACTCCAACCAAAACCACCTGTTTGAAACGTTGGACCTACCACTTCATATGGGTTCACTTGTGCTGAACCAGTGCCTGATGTAGAACCTCCTGAATTAGAGGGCATAGTTATTTGAAAAGTATTCGATGTTTTATTTAAAACTTCAAAAGTATTATCTGTAAAATCTGCTATTGCATAACCAGAACCTGTTGGAACAGTAACAGATGAAAATGTTATATATCTTCCATCCAATAAACCGTGAGATGTTTTATTAACCGTTATTGTAGCGGATCCAGAAGTAGCATCGAAAGTGCAGCCTGTAATTACATCGTTATCTAAAGGACTAATATCATAAAACCTATTGTTAGAATATAAAAATAAACCTTGTGAAGTTCCAATGGCTACATACTTTTCTCCTTTAATAGATGTAAATGCATGTTGTGCTCTTGCTGCACCAGGTAATGTATTATTTGAACTAGTAAGTTGATTCCAACCACCTATTTTTTCAGGCAACCCATACCTAAATCTAACAAAATCTCCATCGACCCATTGTGATTCACCACCTGAGTCTGTGACCATTTTATTGAATCCAGGTTTAAAATTAAGTTTTTGTAGCATACTTTAAAATATACCAGATTATGTGTTATAGCAAGATTTGTTATCTCGCTGTTGCTGGGATTCCTGTTGATGTTACAAATGGATTTTCTGCAAATGCCATGTAGATGTATGATCCACCACTACCATTCATATCTTGACTGCTACCTCTCCATTTAAAACCTTGTGAACAAAAATCAACTAAAGTTCCATCAGATTCTTCTGCATTGCTTAAATTTGCATAAACAAAAGCATTATCTCCATTGTATCCTTCTCTTTTATTATCCCACATTCTCCAAGAGCCGCTACCATTTGTTTTTTTTGCCATAACCCAAGCAGGTTTAAATCCTGTGTAAACAAATGTTCCATTTGTACTTCCATTTCCTGTGTAGCTTCCAAACTGACTAAATCCTTTTTTATCTGCGAAACAATATGCAATCATAGTTGAACCACTTGCATTACCATTAGGTGCAGAACCAACTGAAAATACATTAGATGTTGGTGCTGTACTAGGAATGGGTGATGTATCACCATAAGATTGTAATGTGCCTGTTTCATTTAAATACAATGTCCCACCTAATTGCCTACAATCAACTGGCCAAGCTTCAGTACCACCTGACCTTCTTTTAATAATAATCATTTTAGGTGCTACACCTAATCCATGTCCAATTGTTGCTACTGCACCTGTACCAGTAAAAGACACAATACTAAATCCACTTGTAGTATTAGCACTAACAGTTGAGGTTATGCTTCCATTTGTGTCTGATGCAGTTCCATTAGCAGCTAACCAATTCCAACTTACAAATGTTCCTGAATTTTGATTTGCTTGATTGTCAGACCCAACTGTAAATCCATCTGAAATAAAACCAGTAACTGTTCCAGAATCTGTAGATTCAGTAGAATTTAAATTTGTATATAATTGTTTATTAACACCTCTTACACTATCTGTTAAAGCGTGATTTCTAGTAGTGTTTCTTTGTTTTAACCATACCCAATCAGGTTTAAATCCAACTCCTGTTATATTTCTTGATGAAGTACCATCTCCTGTATAAATAACTACGTTAAAATGATCTTGAGATTTATTTATTGTTGTGTAAGCCATTATCCATACTCCGCTAAGTTTTTAGTGTTTAATGCAAAAAATCCAGAAGGCACTGCATATTCAAAATTACCGTAACCTTCTGAATCTGAATTACCTGATGAAATAGAAAATGGTGGGTTTCCAAAATTAATACTATATGTTGCTGTTACACTACTACTGGCTTCAGAAGTTACAGCAAAATAATCTAAATCATTTTGAGTATAAGATATTGAACCTTGTGATGAGCCATTTTTAAAAAACTCTACTGTATTATTATCTGAATCTACAGCAACACTAATAATGTCATTATTAGACCCATAACTTGCGCCATAAGAGCTGTTAGATCCATCAACGTTTTTAGTAGCGTTGCTAATATATCTTATGTCTCCTAATGTAGGATTAGTTAAATTATTACTATCAAATACTTGCATACCAATTCTTAAATTGTCACTTATGTTTCCACTTGTGGTGTCAATCCTTACTTCCCAATACCATTTACCTGTTTTTGGAATACGAAATGTACTTACAGGTGCATGGCCTCCAGATGTAGGAGTAGTTACTGTGCAATTTCCATTTTTAAAAGTATTGCTTCCACTTGTACTAGCAGGTTGGAGAGAGTTATAAGTTGAATAATTATTTGTACAAGTATCAGTAGTCTGGTCAATAGATGTCAAATTGTTCACAGTAAAATTATTTCCATTTCCTGAACTATCAAGTCCTAAATTACTTGAATCTTTATACTCCATCCAAAACCCATCATTTCCAAAAGTTAAACCAGATGGGTTTATTGGTTTCCATATTCCGCTATCTGCATCGAACTCTCCAAAATTATCAGGATCTAATGCTAACCCATCAATTGCTATAGTTTGACATTGGTAGCCATCAAAATAAAAACTATTGTGACCAGCTCTACCAATATGAAATGTTTTTGAAGAATTAAAAAAACAAGTATCATAATTTTGAGAGCCATCGTTTGTATGTGAAAATTCAGTTTCTTGAACTCCATTAATAAAAACTTTCATTCTATCTGAACCAGTAGAAAGAGTTGTATCTACTTGTACATGAATATTATACCATGCTGTTACATCCCTAAATTTTCTTCTTAAAGTTCTTGTTATTCTAGTGCTTGAACCATCAAAATCGTCTATATGTAAAGTATCTGTACCACTTTCAAATTCAGCAAACGCATAAGCTGCTGTGCTTGAAGGATTAATTACACCGTATACCCTTTGTCTAGTTCCTAAATGTGATCTTTTAACCCAACCATTAAATGTATATTTTTTTCTATCTGTAGGAGTTCCGTTTGCTCTACTAAGGTTATCAGAGCTACCATCATTAAATCTTAAACCATTAT